ACGATTGTGTGTTTGTGAGTTGGATATTCGTTTCCATCCTCGTCTGTTGCAGTTCCTAAAGCATCAATCTTTGTTTGTGCTTGTTCTCTTGAATCAAATTCGTATTTACCGATTTTCATAATTTATTAATTTACTCTTGTTAGTTTAATATGTGTATTTGTTACTCTTGTTATTGTGTTAATGCTTGTAATTCTGCATCTGTTAATGCTGTGTTGTAAATTCTTAAATCTTTTATTTTTCCGTAGAAATCAGCGTTCCCATTAATATCTAAATCTAAACTATTTAATGCTCCGCCTTGTATAGTGCTACTTTGTGTTGTATCAGTATCTTTTTCAATACCATTAATCCATAACGCATAGTCATTAGCTTTAAATTTACAAGCTATTTTATTTATATCTGTTTGAATAATGTCAGTCGCATCTAAATCAACTGTATTAACGTAACCATTAATAGCTATAAAAAATTGTACTCTATTTGTAGTTGAATGTAGTGTTAATGTAATTCTATTATTTGCTGCGTCAAAAAGAGAAATACCACGAGTATCTCCTCCATCAACTAAAGCACTTATCTCCGCATACAATACACCCTCTGTTGAATTTATTACTTGGTTATTACCTCCATTATTACAAACATCTTCAACCCTCGTTACTGCACCTCCAGATGTAGGAATATACGATGTAGCGTAACTGCCTTGTTCGCATTCTGCTCCGTAAATATAGATTCCGCTTGTTCCATCTCCAGTGTAGTGTGTTCTTGTTCCAGTTGTATATGAATTTTCTAACAATCCAATAGTCATAGGTCTTGTGGTGTTGTTTCTGTCATAAACAGATGTGCATTTATACCATCCATTTCCATAATCTTCTATAAATGAGCCATTAGTATTTGCACCAGAATATAAAACAGTACCATTTGTTAAGTCAAAATATGATTCAGTACTACCAGCACTACCATCGCCCACATAAAACTTATCTCTTTCCCCCTTTTTAGCAAACACACTATAAGCGAAATCAGAACCTGCAACTGCGCCAGTAACCCCCGCCCACATTTCGTGCAATGTAGTACTTGTATCCTCAACAATCTTAAAAGCACTTAAAGGACTATCTGAACTTGGAGAAGCGAAACCACCTAAAACACTCGAAGAACTCTTATTCCAATAAGAATTATCAAACGCTTCCGAATAAATAACTATATTACTCCTACTCGGCTCTAACAACAAAGCACCTTTAGTATTATCCTTAAAGTCAATTCTTGGTTCTCCACTACCAACTGTTTCGATTAAACCATCTTTGTTTACAACAGTACCACTTGATGCTCTACTGAATGAAAAAGGTAAAGGTTTAAAGTTATTGTTCTCATCGTTAAAAGCAAGTACAGTATCTTTACCAGTTGCCCATTTTCCATTTCCTAATTCTAATGTATTAGCCATTGTATATTACGTTTAAATTTAATTCTTTTACCATTGATTCCCAATTTCTGTAAGATGTTAAGGTTTCTAATTCAAGGTCTGTTAAAACTTCATCGTAGTAGCCAATTTCTTTTGTTTTACCGTAGAAATCACTTCCACCATCTCCTCTATCAAAAGATAATTCATTAATCCCACTTGGTGGTGTTCCGCTTGTATCTTCTCCAACTTTAAAACCATTTGACCACAATTCAAATTGATTAGATTTATATAATACCGCAATCTTATTAAATAATGTTTGACTTGTAACAGTTGATGTTATATCTGCTTGAGGAGAACCAGAATTTTCTATCCTTGTTCTTATTTGATTACTTACACCAGAATACTGTATGTTTGTAGAATTGTTTACAGTTCCATCGGATAAAGAAATCATCCTATATGTTCCATCGTTTGCATTCGCAGCTATGTTAGCAAATAGTACACCTTGTTCTGAATTAAAAACTTCCGAGTTTCCAGAACCACTTGCAGTTTCTTGCACACGAGTTTGGATTGAACCTTGTGTTGGGATGTAGGAAGATAAGTTATCATCTTCAAATTGTGCCCCCCAAATATAAACACCACTTGTTCCATCTCCTTGATATACTTCATTAACATCATTTAATAATATTATGTTTAATTTAGAAGAAGAAATACCTCCAGTTATCGAGCATCTATACCAACCATTTGAATATTTTTCAATTTTAGCAATAGTTGTCGTTTCAACATCAAAAATATATCCATCTTTTAAATTAAAAGAAGCGTATTTATTAATTCCAAGAGATAATTTTATATTTCTATCATTATCCTTGTATTTTGCAAATATAGATAAGGTTGAGGGTGGTTTTGTAAAAGCTGCAGATGATTTTATAAGGTGGTCATCATTATCACTATTTTCTTTTAATTCTTGTACTCCATTAATTCCTTGAGGTGTTAATAAAGTAGAATTATTTTCTATTGATGCATCAAGTAAATCCCAAACTGAATTGCTAAAATCTTCCGAATAAGTTATAAGGTTTGTAGAGAGATCTTCCAAAAGAAATACACCATCTTCGCTATCTTTATAATCTATTCTTGGTCTGTCGTTTTCTACAACCTCAATTAAACCTTCTTTATTAACTCTTGTACCTTTACCAGCACCAGTATAATTAAAAGGTAGAGGTTTATAGTTTTTATTCTCGTCATTGTAAGCAAGGATTGAATCCTTTTTAGTTGCCCACGTTCCGTTACCGAATTTTAATGTCTGTGCCATATTATTCTATTGTGTATAATTGTCCTTCTGCCATATCTTGAAAAGATACCCAAGACGTTAATGTTTCTAATTCGTTATCGTTTAATGTAGTATCAAAGTATTGTAGTTGTTTAGTGTTTCCGTAGAAAGGATTTGCACCACCACCATCGTCAAAAGCTAATCTTGACAAATTTAATGGAGTGTCGAGATTACCAATATTACTTAAAACTAAAAATCCATTTATATAAGCACTTACATCATTTTGCTTATATTTTATAGCAATTTTATTAAATTCATCTATATTATAACCTATTGGATTAGGTGTTATTGGTTGGTTGATATTGTTTGACCTAATTTGAAACCTTATATCATCATTAATAGATGTGTAAAAGTAAATAGTTATTCTATTATCATCACTACCATCCGAAAGAGTTATAAATTTATTAGCCCCATCATCTTTTGTTCTTGCTTCAAACATCAAAACTCCCTCACTATCATTAAAAGTAGCTGCATCTCCAGAACCAGTAGCAGTTTCAGCTGAACGAGTAACTGTACTTCCGTTAGTTGGGATATATGATGTTGGATAAGAACCTTGCTCGAATTGCGCTCCGTAGATATAGATACCACTTGTTCCATCTCCTATAAAAATTGAGCTATCCTTATAAGATTGCGTGAGATTAATTCTACATATTTCATTTGCACTTGAAATCTCTTTAGTCATTATACATCTATACCATCCATTTCCATAATATTCCGTACTTGATGTAGTAGCAGAAGTGTTATTCTGCGATTCTCCATTTTCTAAATCGAAAAAGACAGTACTTAACCCTATTCTCGCCCAAACAGAATTATATTCTACTGATTTAGCAAAAAAACTAAACGTGGTTTCTCCAGCTACATTTGACGATGCAAAATCCAATCTATGTTGTCCGTTATTAGGAAAAGCAGATAATTTATCTGCATTTAAAGTTCCACTTGGAGAAATAGTTTGATTACTTGTAACAGTTCCACCATTTGAAGCCCATTGACTAAAATCCTCACTATAAGTAATTAAATTAGTTCTCTGTGGTTCTAAAATATGATGTGGACATCCTTTTACAACACCATCAATCATTGGATAGTTTAATCTTGAAACACCATTTGCAACCGATTCTATCAGTCCTTGTGAGTTTATTCTTGTTGCTGAACCACTACGAGTAAAGTTAAAATCTCCCACACCACTTGATGGTAGTACGGAATAAAACTTGCTTCCTTGTGCAGCTGGTATTAATGCTAATTTTGGTTTTGCCATTGTTTTTAGTTTTGTATGTCTTGTATTCCTATTCTATGAATTGCATCAGCTAAACACTTAACTGCTTCAACTTCTTGTCTGTCCTCCATATTAAACTGACCTTGTATCATTTCAGTAGATGTTCCTATTGAAGATGCAGTTTCTATTGTGTTACCCCACCAAGTACTATCGTATATTTCGTTTGCCATTATTTCTTATCTTTTTTAGTTAAATACTTTTTCAATTTAACAACGTTTGCTTGTTTTGGTTTATATGTTGCTCTCATTATAGTACCCAATTTGATCCACTTACATCTTTATCTGGATAAACATCAGATTCAGTATTGCTTGTGTATTCTGGAAACTTTGAACTATCAAAACAGATATAATCAACAAACCTTCTTGTGTAATATTCAGCAAAATCTCTTTCTTTCTGTACTAAAAAATCAACCTCCTCTTTGTTTACTGTTTCAGCGTTTTCAGATGTATGTTTAAAAATACCTCCAGATTTAACTCTATATGCAGCAAATGGTAAAAAATCAACCATTGCGTAATGTATCAACATAGGTTGTATATAATCATTAACCAAAGTTAAATAATCTCCAGTTAAAGTGTCTGCTATAATATCAGCAGAAATTCTATCATATAATTTAGTACCTAAATAGTTTTGTATATGTATCTCTTGTGAAATCTTAATATATTGTATAAACAAATCCGTATCAGTATTCCCATCAAGAATACTATTTTTTACTAAATCTGTTCTGCTTATAAATAATGCTGTTGCCATATCTTATTATTTGTTTACGAATCCGTTATTAGGCATATCAGTTGGTCGCATTGCAACTTCTTTTGCGTTTACTTCTGGTTTAAATCCTTCTTTCTTTGCTTTATTTACACTTACTTCTGCATTTGGATTACCTACATTTGGTTTTAGTTTTGCTCCTTTTGCCATATAAGTTTTTCTCATCCAGAAGTGATGGCAATCTCCACCACCTTTATAGAGCCAAATATCATAAGTATCAGCACCATTTAACCCCCAACCAGCATTAACTGCTTTTTTACTCATTTGTTGTATGTCCTCTTTTCTGTATATCTTTTTAGCAGATACCATTTTCTTGCAAAAACTTCTGCTATTATCAGATGCTTTTAAAGGTGCATATTGATACCTTACTTTAAACTGTAAACCTTCTTCGTTTTTACCATCTTGGTCGCTTTTAGCGTTTGGTCTTGCAGTTCCAGTTGTTGCAAAGTTCCATATCTTTGATAGTAAACTTGGATTCTTTGAATTTAATTCTTTTATTTGTTCATCCAATTCATCTTCTGAATCATAATCAACTTTTCTTTCGTCAATTAATTCCCAGTTTTCTAAATCTTCATCTTCTCCAAATTCCTCTAAATCCTTTGATAATTTACTCATTTTAACACCAGTTTCTTCCTCCCTTGTTTCTTCGTCTTTTACATTGTCTAAATCAACAAATTGTAGAGGTTGTAAGGTCTTAAAATATAGGTTTAAAGCAATATTATTGTATGCAAGTATCTTATCAAAAGCATCTGTTAAAAGTTCTTGAAAAGGCACTATAACTGTGTTATGCATTAATATAGATGCAGTTTCCAATTCATCTGCATTATTACCTAAACCACTTGAATCTTTTATACCTAATAACATAGGAGATATAATTCTATGAGATACCATCACTTTCTTTTGTGATTCATCTGACAAGAACTGATATTGATTGTGTGCATCAGATAATTGAACTGGTGTTATGTCTGCTTGTGCTTCTTTATTATCGTTAAAAGCAAGAATAAATTTACCAGCGTTTGAACTACCAGAAAACTTTTTTTGTATTTTATTTTCTATTAAAGATTGTGCTTCTTCATTTGGAACTCCATTGTTGAAGTTAATCAACATTGATGGAGCAAGTCCGTTCATTATGTTGTTTAAATGATAGTTAGAAATTTCTTCTTCTAATTCAGCATATTGTAAACCACCTTGATAATCTGGTGTACTATAATAATACATTCCAGCTTTATAAGGTTTTACATATAATATCTCAATTGGTTGTGTAGATTTAGAAACACCAAATGATGGTATTCTTAAAGGTTTCTCACTTGGTTTAATATTTGCCCAATCTGGATGGTAGTAATATGCTTGTACCTCTTTATCATCTTCTGAACATTTTTCTGCTCTTAATGTTTCAACTGGTAAATGCTCAACCTTTTGAATTGTTTTTTTATCCTTTGAGTAAATAACTTGAATAGCACATTGCCCAGCTAACTTTAAATCGTATGATAATCTTCTAACAACATCTTTTTTAAATAAAGAGATCATTCTTGCATAAGATTCTGGTTTTCTTGAACTATCTGTTGCATCTAAACCTTTACCATATATCATTTGAGAAATACCATTAATAGCAGCATTGTTTGTTGCTGAACCATTATATCTATCAATTAAAAACTGAAAGTAGTTGTTATCCGTTCCAAACTCAACCCATTCTTTGTTTTTTGATTCAACAATCTCTGGGGATGTGTATGTAGATAAATTAACAAAACTAATTTTAGAATTTCCTTTAGTAGTGTTTGGTTTTCGATACTTGTTTATGTGTTTACTCATAATATTATAAAATCGTTATTACCGCTCTTTGATTTATACTGATCTTTATTTACAGTATAATGTTCGTTGTTAGATTGGTTTGTTGATTGTACTGTACAAAATATTTTATCTCTGTAAATGATTTTTTGAGTACTTGTCTGAATTACTTTTAAATCGTAAAACCTACCCTCTTTTAAATCAAAAACACTTGATAATTCTATATAATTGCCAACCTTTGTTGCAGTTGGTGTTATTGAAACAGATGTATTTGTACTATCATCTCTCAAATCCATTGAAACAGATGTAGAATACACTCTTGGTATAATCTTTATTGCTTGTGTACTTGAAGTTGGTAATAAATGTTTCATATATATATAATACTAAAACATTGTATTTTTATTTATTTAAAACAAAAAAAAAGGCAACCGATTAAGATTGCCCTTTTATAAAATTAAAATAAGTTAATTATGCGTTTGGATTTATTTTTGCAGTTGAAGTTCCGCCAGTAACTATTGACTCTGTAACAAAGAAAGGAGGAGCAGTTTCCATACCTTCAAAAGTTAAAGTAAATCCACTTAAATCTCCCATTGCAGCACCAGATACAATTGTACCTCCAGTAACCTCTGCACCATTGTACAATCCAACTACATAGAATTTACCATTATAATCTTCAACAAAGACAATTGGTCTTTCAGAAGCTAAAATTTTGATTTCTTCTTGTGTTGCTTTATCCAATACTGGTAAAGTCAAGTTTAATGTTTGTGTATAGAACGTTGTTCCGTTCTCTCTTGAACTATTTATTGTAGTTTCTAAAGACGAGTTTCCTTTTAAATCGTATTGAAATAAATCTGGATCTCCACTTATTACAGTTAATTCTCCAGCTACAAAAGTTGTAGGTGTAAAAGAACCATAATCAGCAAAGTAAACTGCTTTCAAACCTCCAACATTATTTTTACATCCTAAATTTCTTCCAGATGATAATGATAAACAAGCCATTTGATATATGTTTTTTTAGTTATTAAAAAAGGGGTAAGCAGATCAACTACCTACCCCTTATTGTTGTTATTTATTTATTATTAAGAGTAGAAAACTACATCTTCCAACACTGCAATTTGAACTCCAGCAGTATAACGTGCGATAAATCTCACATTTTTTGACCCATCTAAATCAGCCATATCTAAAACTTTGATTTCATTATGGTCAGCAAGTAAGCCAGTTCCAAAGAATAAGTTAGATTTCAAAGTAGATACCATTGTATCATCAGCTAATCCATTTGCAGCAACAACTTTGATTCCATCGAAATACTGAACATCAATATCTTGATTGTTTCCTAAACCATTTACTCCATTTGCTCCAACTCCGTTAGCAGAAAATCCTCCTAATGCTCTTTTGTAAGCTCTAAAGATGTTTTGAGATACATAGATATATAAATCTTCGTTTCCGTATAAAGAAGAAGGTACTGCATCAGCAACCTTTCCTAATTCCGCAATTACATTAGATGCATCAACTGTTGTTCCAGTGATGTCTTGACCAGCTGGTAAAGTAGCAGCAGTTAATAATGTAGAAAAACCATCAAATGTTCCAGCACCAGCAGTTCCACTCCAGATGTCAGTTTCAGTTTGTGCAGCAATTTGTGCAGCCATTAATCCGATAAAGTAATCAGAAAAAGTAGCTGGCATATTATCGTGTGCAGAATATCCCATTGAGATAGCTTCCCAATCTGATTGGAAAGGAGTCTTACACAACTCTAAATTTACTTGTAATTCTTTTGGCTCGATGATTCTTTCAGTTAAAACAACTGCTCCAGCATCAGTAAAATCACAACTTGCGTTTGCGATAGCACCAGACAAGCTAACTCTTTTTAAAACTTCTTTAAACTTTACATTTGGTTTAACCTCGATTAATCCATTTGCGATAGTGTTACCAGATAAAAGTGCAGCAGAAACATATTTCCCAGCAAATTCTCCAGAATAAGTACTTGTAATTGATAAACTCATTTTTTTATTTGTTTAGTGTGTTAAAAATTCTATTGATTGTGTTATTTTTACCTTTTTGAGAGTAAAGGTTTAACTCTTTCTTTGCAGAAACGTTTTCTGGATTATGAGAAATACCTTCAACTTCTGGTTCAGCAGATAGTTCAACAGATACTTCTTCAACTTCTTTAACCTCTACTTTTGCAAGTTTCAATTCGTTGATTTCGTTTCTTAATTTTTCGATTTCAGAAAAGAACATTTCTTCTGTAATTGATTTTACAATCTTTTTAGGAGATGCAGTTTCAGTTGATAATTCTTCTTCTTCTACTTCTTCTGATTTAGCTTCTTCCTCAACTACTTCTTCTTCTGCTCCAGCTTCTTTGATTTCAGAAATGATACCTTCTTCTTCAATAATGATAATTTTCCCATCTGCTTCGTATTCTCCAACTGGTACTGCAACTCTTTCTTCATCTGCAACGACAAAGATTTCTGCACCAGCTTCAAATGCTTCCGCTTCTAAAATAGCACCATTATCAAGTTTCATTTGCTCTAACTTCACTTCTATTCCAAGTAAAGTTCTAACTTTGTTTAATGTTTGATTTGTGTTCATAGTTATATAATAAAATTTAGTTATTATTTTGTATTTTGGTTATCCAATAAAATTTATCCATTCTTGAGTATCTTGAAATCTTTTTATATTGTATTTACATAAATTTATTTTCTTTTCTATTTCTTTTACTCTTGGGTCGTTTTCTAAACCTATTTGTTTCATTTGCTTTAAAGCTAATTCAAATCTTGATTGAGATTGCTTTAAATTAGATTCTCCTTTTGTGATTATACCTCTTGCAGAAGATGCTAATTTTCTTAATCCGCTTGGTGCATCAAGTCCTTTATCCAGTAATTTCTCTGCATCTGATAATATTGATAACTCAATTTTCTGCGTTGCTAATTCTGTTTTTTCTTCTTTGAATAACTTGTTAAATACTTCTCTTTGTGTTTTCATTATATATATATTAAATTTAGTTTTCTTCTGTTGCGTTGATACTTCCGATACCTTGCTTCCAATATTCTGGAGCATTGCAGTCTTTACCTTGATTCTGTTTACACTCAATTGAGTATGTATTCTTGCATTTACAATATACTGCCCTCATTATGATAATAGTTTTTTAAGTTCAGAAAGTTCTTCTAATTGCTTTAGTTTTCTTGATGCCCAATTAACACCAGCAGAACCACCCCAAGCATCCCACATTAAACCACCACACCCTTCTGAATAAGGTACGTCTTTATGTTGTTGATGTCTTTTAAATGATGCCATTCTCGCAATAGTATCTTTGCTTATTGGTTCTCTTTTTGCTAATTGGTTCGCTCTGTTCTTTCCAGTTGCTTCTCCGCAAGAACCCCATCCGTTTTCCTCAACCCATTTTAACGCTCTTTTAGCATTGTTTGTTGCACCTTGTGGATAGTCAGTATAAGATTCTAATTCTTGTTCTTCGTATTTTTTAGGCTTACTGTGTACCCAACCTTTTTTATTGTATTTATCGTGTTCCTCTTTATTCATTACTTTAACACTTGCACCAGTTTTTGGGTTGTACATAGTATGAGGATATTTCATCAAATGCTCTTTTAATTCTTCATTTGGTCTTTCTAACTTATCAGCAAAATACCCTTCGATTGAGAAACCTTTTACCTTACCAGTTTTCACATAGTCATTCCAGATTTCATCATTCTCAACTTTAACAGAACCCATCCAAGTTCCAACTGGTACATCTAAACCATATAAAGCAGTTTTATCTTTTGCTTTATCTTCAACAATCCAGCTTTCAACTAATGTTAAATCTTTTAATTGTGCATCGTGTTCCAATGTTGAATTAGATTGATTACCATTCTGTAAATACATTTGAGATGCTTTTGCAACAGTCTTTTCTGAAAAGAATATATAGTATTCTTCTTCTCCGTTTCTTCTGTAAATTGGCTTCTTTGGTATTAATAAAGCACCCATTAACAAACGCTTCTCTTTACTTATTTCAGCAAGTTTTATTTCTTGGTTGTTTAACGCTATAAAGTCAGATTCAATTGCTGGATTTTCAACAACGCTAATTGCTTCAACTCCAATTGCTTCATCATCATCTAAAATAAGTTCTATTATTTTCATAATTATATAATAACTTTTAATTAATATTTTATATTTTCAAATACTTTTTTATCCTATTGAAGCACCCTTTACAATATTTCTATCCATTTCTTGTGCAGTTGTTACATCGTTTGAAACTACATATGCTTGAACTGGTTGTTGTGATTGACTACCAATTGCTTCCGCTAACTGATTAGTATCACTTGCTCCAACTACATTAAATGCTGGAGGTAATGAAGGTGCAGTAGGAGTAGCAACAGTACCACCACCTCCACCGCCAGTTGCGAATGATGGTGCAGCTGGTTCTTGTGATGCAGTAATTTGTTTAACGTTTGCAAATCCAGATGCTATAATTCCAGCAGCTCCAATGTAACCAAATATCCCACCTTGTGCAAGTGCTTTATTTGCTCCAGTATAAGTATCTCTTATTGCTTGTGTAACCGCTAACGCTTTACCAAATTTACTATTACCACCTAATAAACCAGCAATAGCACCCAAAGATTGAAATACAGTTTTTTCTTTTTCTTTTGCAATCTGCTTATCTATTGTAACTCGCTTCTGACCATTTGCTTGTTCATACGCAGTTAGTTCATTTTGTGCTTCTTGAAAAGCAATAGTACCTTTTTTATATAAATCTCGTTTATCTTGTAGTCGTTTTTTTTCTAAATTCGATTCTTCTTCATTTAATACTTTTTGTCGTTCTAATCTTGCAAGTTCGTTTTCTATTTGCTCTGCTTCAAATTGATTTTTATTAGCATTTAATTCTGCATCAGCTTCTTTTTGTGAATTTGTTAATTCTAAAGACTCTCTATCTAAAGCTAAAGCATTTGATTTTTGTTCTGATCTAATACCTTCAATCTGTGCTTCAACACCAGCTAATTCCCTTAACGCTTCTATTCTTGCAGTTTGAAACTCTACATTCTCTTTATCTTTTTTTAAGTTCGCATCTGCTAAAGCTAATTGCATTTGTGCTTGTGATAGCATTGCGGATTCAGCTGAATCTATTTTAATTAGTAAAGCATCATTTGCTGCTTGACGTTCTTCAATAGATTTCGTTTCATCATCTCTTATCTGTCTTAATTTCTCTGCTTGTCTATCAAATTTCTCAAAAAATAAACCTTGTCTTGCAGCAGCTAATTCAGCAGACTTCTGTAATTCAACATTTGCTTTTGCAGCTTCTGTTGCAGTAGATATACTAACTTCTCCAAATTCTTTTACAACAACTTTACCTATTTCTGAAACCTCTGTTATAGCTTCTCCAAAATTATTTACAACATCAGAACCAGCTTTTGAAACTCCATCTGCTACATCTACTATATTTTTTTTAGTTTCTAATATAGATAGATTTAAAGCCTTTATTGTTTCTTGATCTTTATCTCCTAAAAATGATTTTTCCCAAGCTAACATAGCTTCATCAATAGCTAAAGCAATACCGTAAAAAGCAAGTTGGAAAGGGCTTAACACTATTGTTAAAATACCACTTGCAACTTTACCAAGAGCATCTAATTGATCTGTTGATTGCGTTAAAGCATTGTAAGTATCTTTAAATGCAGTTGCAACTTGACCTACTATTTCCGCAGCAGTTTCAAAAACAATATTAAATGTATCTACTACTTTTTGGTTTTGAGAGAATAACTCTTTTAAAGTACCAAGAGCAGAAATAACCAAACCAATACCAATAGCTTTTAAAGTTGTACCAATTGCTTTAATACCACCAGCAGCATCTTTAGAAGCACTCTCAACACCTTTTAAAGATTTTTCAGTTTCTTTATTTCCATCTGTAACAGATTTATTTAAATCTTTAACACTATCCGCAACTTTGTCAATTCCTTTTAGTGCTTTATCTGTTTTAGCTTCTAAATCAATAATTATCTTTTCCATTCTTTATTTTGTTTTTGTCTTTTAAATACTTCTTTAAAACTGTCTGGAAATTTATTTTTTCCTTTTGCTAATTGCACTATTTCTGATTTGCAATCTGTATCTTTTAATAAATCTAATATTTGTTCTATCATAAATCGTT